GCGCCGACGTCGCGCGCGATGCGCTTAATCTGGTCGACCATTTGTTCCAGCCACTTTTCGATTTCGCCCGCCTTGCCGCCCAGGCAAATGACGGCGACGTATTTAAAGCCGTCGTTCCGCTCGCCTTTCCCGAGGACCGCTGCGCATAGCAATTCGCCGCTGTCGCTGTCTTGCATGACCAGCAACGCGAACGGCGGATTGTCACCGATGAGCCCTTCATAGACTTCGCCGACCGTCAGTTCATGCTGTACGGATGACGCGAGCGCCGCTTCGATCCATTCCGCGACCGCGCCGAACAGCTGCGGGACCATGGCCGGCGGGACCGCGCAGCACTTCGCCGCGGGAATGCGCCGCACCTGGTCGACGACGTCGGCGCCGTTGATTACAGCTTCCGCCATGTGTTCCCTTCCCTGAGATAGAGCCCAGGCGCCCCCGGGACCGCGCCCGCGTCGAAATAGGCGAGGATGCCGTCCTGCAGCTTGACGACTTCCTCGGCGCCGGTGTTGTTGAGCCGCGTAAAGATCACCGCCGGGAATTCCGGCCGGCGGAGAAACGACGAAAGCGCCTGGAATTGCCGGTGCGCCCAGGCAACGACAATGGGGTCCGCGCTCGCCGGTGGCGGCTCCGGCGTCCATAGCGCGCCCGGGTCCGTCCGAAGTGTCATTGCCGCCCCTTCATTTGATATTCGATTCCGAAGCCCGACACGGTCCAGGGATTCGCCGTTTGTGCGGCGAAGCGAACAGACAGAAAGCGGCCCATGACGTTTGCGTCGACCGCGACGTCATCGCCGACCGTGAATGCGTAGGGCGTTTCCCAGGTGACCGGGTCCGCGGCGTCGACCTGTCCGCCGACCTGGACCGTTATCACGGTTCCGGGCGTGGCATTGAACCGCGGGAAAACGCGGTTCACGAGCTTCAAATAGTTCGGGTCCCCGATTGGCATGGAGAGCCGTTCCAGGAAAGCGTCGACGGGCTCGCCGTTCTCGGCCAGGTCGCCGAAGTCCAGGACGAACAGCGAGCCGGCGCCGGCCGCCGCGAACGGCGCCGCCGCGACCGCGCGCAGCTGCCAGCCGCCTTGCGGCGTGCTGTCCCAGGTTTCAAAGTCCGAATCCCAGGTCCCTTCGTCGGCGTCCCAGGTGAGGATAGCCGTGTCGGTCGGAAGGTAGCCGCTGGCCGCGTGCGTCGTGTTCGGAAGGTCGACCACGGCCCAAGCGTCCTGCGAGTAGTCCCACACATAGGCGACGTTGCACGCCTGGTCCTGTCCGAGCGCGAGACAGAACCACACTTCCGAGCGCGTTTCGAGCTTGAACGCATGACAGACCGCGAGCCCGCCTTCGCTGACCCGGGAAAACAGCGTTTGTTTGACGCGGCGGTCGCCGATGGAGCGCACCGACACGCCATCGGTGAGGACAATGTCGCCGGTGGTCAGCACCGCATGGCGGCCCATGACGTCGGCCACGCAATTTGTTGAGGCCGCGCCGGTATCGGCCACGCGGCGGGCTTGATGCACGAAGGGCCGCCCCGCGTAATAGACCGCCCAGGTGCCGCCGGTGCGGTAGACCATCAGTTCCGCGCCCATGGCCCGCATTGCTTGAACCGGGCCAATCCCGATAGGCAGGGTCAGCGAGCCCGCGAAGTTCGCTGCGGTCGGGGTCCAGGTGGCCGGCAGATTGCCCGGTGCGGCGACGTCCGACCAGGCGAGGACGTCATCCGTTCCCACGCTGCCCGCGAACAGGAACGAACCGAGCGCGGAAATACACTTCGCCGATTTGCCGGCCAGCCAGCCCGGGAGCGGCTTGACGGCGCCGGCGGCGAACGTGCCGTCCCAGTACCAGGGCGGCGCGACCGGGTCATTAAACACGCCGTATCCGCTGAACGACACGCCGGTCATGCGGCCCGCGAGAAAGTCGGACCATCCGGCCGGCGTAACGTCAACGTGCTGCACGCCATCGGCCACGGCCACGCCCGCGGCGCCCGCGTACAGCCACGCGGCGCCGTTCGCGTTATAGACCGGCTGCACAAATTTCGGCGGGAATTTCAGCGGCGCGAGGATGGGCTGCACGCCGTTCGCGCGGGCCATGCCGGCGCCGGTGACGCGCATATTGTCGGCGCCGGTGTAGACGTTCGCCGGTGCGGCGTAGGGCGGAAGGTCCAGGCTCACGCCTACGGGCGCGAGTTCGACGGATTCGAACGGCGACAGCATCTTCGGCATTAGCTCACCCTTCGGACACGCAAGCGGACGTTGTTAAGTTGGCCGCTGTTTTTCTCGCAGCTAAACATCGCCGCCACGCGGACGGCCCAATAGTTCGGGCTGCTCCAGTAGATATAGGGCGCATATTGGCCGAAGTACTGGCCCGCCGGCGGCGAGAAGTCGAAAACGTTCATCGGATCTTCAAGGTACGGCGGCGTATTCGAACAGAGCGGGACTCCGCCGCTGTGAATAGTGTTCCAGCCTGGGGCGTATTCGGTTGTTTCGCTGACCGTCACTTCGCGCGACACGGAGCCCGCGACGTTATCCGTAAACAGTTCGAACCGCAGGACCGCCGTGCGCGGGAGTCCATAGGTTGATGCGCGCACGAAGCCGCCTTCGTCCTGCCAGTACTGCGCATTTTGCGTCGGCAAGCCGGGACATAGGTTGTTCCGGTCGGCGATGAGGTTTTGACCATAGGCCGAATCAGAGCGGACGCCGTTGAGGTTTTGGTACTGCCAGGTCAGCCGGCCCGAAAGCGCGGTCACGGTCGGCGTGACGAACCGCTCTTGTCCGGTGTTGCCGATGACGAAGCCGCCGCCGACCGGCCAATTTCCCGAGGGCGCGACCGTGCCGCGTGCAGCGAACCAATCCGAAATATCCCGGCCGTCCTGGGCGCGGAAGCCGGTATTGAAGCCGCAGCTTGACCCATTCGACAGCGGTTGAAAGTAGCCCGCGAGGTCGATTCCGTCCTGATCCCAAAACCCGGTGATCCCCTGCCCTGGGACGTAGCCGGATTCGAACAGGTCGAACAGGTCGACCCGCGCGCCGCCGTATTCGGTGAAGTATTGTCCGCGCGCCATGGCCAGCCTTACGGGTTGGGCGTTGCGGTGAATTGCCGCGCCCGCACCGCTGTCGGCGCTCCGAACGAAAAATTCCCGGTGGACCGATCATAGGCCCACACATTCCCGACAACGCCCCAATACATCCCGGCGCCGGCGCCGGTGCTGTTGAGGTAGAAGTACGGGCCCGCGATGCCGCCCTGTTGATTGAACGACATGGATTTTTCCACGCCGTCGTTCGCGTTGCCGACAAGCAGACCTTGCCCGATCAAGGTCTGTCCGGATTGAATGTTCCCCGATGCCGTCACGCCGCCGGTTGGAACGCTAAACGTGCCGTCCGCGGCGAGCGTCCAGTAACGCTGCGCGGACCCGAGGCCGGCCCGGAAGTTCAGCACGCCGGCGCCGTCCGAGTACAGGAACGGCGAATCGGCGCCGCGGTTGCCAATCGTCACCGTGTTGAGGTAGGCGTCCGTCGCGTTGAGGATGGCGCCGGCCAGCGCGTTGAGTTGTTCGTCGGTGAGCGTGACGGCGCCATTGATGTTCGGAAAGCTGGCGACCAGGGTCGACTTGATTAGTCGGATATGGTCATCGCCCTGTCGCTTGTCATCGCCGCCGGTAGGATTCGACGGGACCAATTCCGAAACGTAAGCCGCGCTTTCGAGTGCCATGCTAGTTGCTCCGAATGACCAGGCGCCCGCCGGATGCGTTCGCCCGCGTTTCAGACGTCGTCGCCGCGTCCGCAAGCTGGCTCATGTGGCCCAGGGCGGTTGCGGCGTCGTCCCAAGATTGCAGGAAGCGGAAGCCCTCGGCGATGGCCGCCCAGGTGAGGACGTCCGGATAGTCGACCGTCAGATAGCTTTCGGTCGCCCCCGATAGTTCCGTCGCTTCGGCCTTCGGGATGTAAAGCAGCGTGAGCTGTGTTGCGCCGGAGCCGACGACGATTGAGCGTGCGCCGGTCGCGGTCGGAACGGCGATGGTATAGACCAGGGCGGTTGAGCCCGCGTGCGCGGCCTGGTCGCCGAGGAATTCGCGCGCCGGCATGAAGGCGAGTTCGCCCTGCCCTGGGGCGATCACCGCGAGCGCCGTTCCGAAGTCGGCCGGCAGCGGTGCGGCGCCGTTGACGACGGTCAGCTGCGCGAAGTGTTCCTGCGAGGGCGGAAAGAATGACCGCCGCAGCATCGCTTCGGCGAAGGCGACAAACTGCGGGACCTGGGCGGTTGTGCTGGCGTCGGTGCGGTGCAGATAGTCGCGCACCGCGGCTTCAATGTCGCTTCGGTTCATGGGGCCGCAATCGTGTAAGTGAAGGGATTGGAGACAGCGTAAGCGGGCCCGACCGCCCCGCGCACTTTCAAGCCCGGATAGACGCCGGCGGAGCCCGCGGCCGGCGTGCCGGCAATGATGCCGGTGACCGGGTCGATTGTGACGCCGGCGGGCCAGGTGCCGACCGCCGAATAGACCGGCGTGCCCCCGCTGTGCGAAAAGTGTGTCGACGTATTGAACGGCGTGACCGGCACGCCCACGGTTCCGGTTCGGTCGCCCGCTACGCCGTTCCAGGCAATGAACGGCAGCGGCGGGATAAAGCCGCCCCCGCGTCCGCGCAGCAAGTCGCCCACGCGGCCCAGGCCCACGGTTGCGGACCACGGTTGAAACAGCTTTTTCATTGCCTTCCCCTTCGCTTGTCATGGACGCGATACGGCCGCGATTCGTCCGACTCTAGGAAACGCATCGTCGCGCGGTATTTGATCGCCGGGTCCGGTGAGTCGAGTTCCGGGTAGCGCAGCCGCAGCGCGTGAAAGTCGGCGTATGGAATGCAGAGCGCCCATCGGCCGAGCCCGCGGTCATCGTCGCGGACGATGCGTTCGTTCCGCATCTTGCCGACCAGGTCCAGGACCGCGGCGGGCTTATGCGCGGCGGGCGGCGTGCGTAGCGAGTTCGGTTTGATTTTCCACATGGACGAAAAAAAGCGCCCGGGCTTGTTAGGCCCGGGCGCTCCGGTGGCAAGGCAGAAAGCAAGCGGGAGACTAGCGCCGCTTCCTGTTCGACGTCAAGCGGTCACCGCCAGCGCGACGTCGACGTCGGCCACAAGCCCGTTTTGCGATTCGTCATAGACCTTGAGGCCCCAATCGGCCATGACGATTGCGTCCATGGACAGGCCCGACTTGCCCATCGGGATTGTTTGGTAGCCCGACAGGAACGAAAAGTCGAACGAAGTTGGGTCGAGGACGAAAACGTCCGCGGAGCCGGCGGCGACTTCCTGCTGTGTCCGCGAGGAAACCAGGTCCAACGCGATGCCGTGGTCGAAGATATAGCGGTTCACGGCCGCGACCGCCACGCCGGAAGCGTCGACGTTCTTCTGCAGAGCGGCAATGCGCGCGGTCGACGAGTACATGAATTCCGACAGTTTTTCCATGATGTCGGGCACGCTGAGAATCTTGGACGGCGCGCCGCCCGACTTGTAAGCGCCGGAGATAACGCCGCGCAGCGTGGCCAGGGAAAGGGCGCGCTTCGTTCCCGGCGTGCGTGCGGTGACCAGGCTTGTTGAGGCGTTCCAGCCGCCCAGGACGCCGGTTGCGCCAATGTTCGCGTTGGTCTTGATCCAGGCGCCCAGGCCGGCGGTTGTTCCGGGCGTGCTGCCCGACGTCGCAAGCGAGCCTTGCGCGCTCGCGGCGATGGCCTCAACGTCGCGGCGAAGTTCTTTCAGCCGGTTCATGCTCTGTTCGGCGTAGTCGCCGCCGAATGTGTCGGCGTCGTTCGCGCGCAGCGACACGGAGAATTCCCGCGTCGACAGCTGCGACCAGTTGCCGACGCGCTCGCCGAGGCGTTCGTCGCCGCCGGTGAACGCTTTGCCGTCAAGCTTGGCGTTGGCCAGGTCGGGCGCGTCAAGCGTCGTGATGTTCCAGCTGAAATAGGGGTTACCGTGCCGCGTCGTTCCCGCCATGTTCTGCAGCGGAAGGTCCATTGGGGTATTCAGGATCAGCTGTTCCGTAACGCTTTCGCTGATCCAGCCGCCCGCTTCGACGGCGGCGAGTGTTTGACCTGTCACCATTGCCATTGCTGTTCCTTTCAGCTTGCGCGCCGGAGAATGTCGCGGACGCGCGTATTTTCCTCAAGTCGGCGGTTCTTTTCGAACGGCCGGGCGTTTGTATCGCGGGCGCTCGCTTGTCCGGTCCCCGGCCGGACGCCGGATTCCTCAACGCGCTTCGCGCTTGTTTGTGCCTTTTCGTAGCGGTCGAACAGCGTTGCCGCGAAGTCAATGAAGCGCAAAATCTGCGGGTTGCGGGCTTCCTGGTAGACCTGTTCCGACGTTATCCCGTAGGGGCGGAACATCTTGTCCCAAAGCTGGAACCGCTGCGCTTGATATTGCGGCTTTTCCCATCCGGGAGCCGACGCGACAAAGTCTGAGAATGCGGCTTCCCGAATCTGTTTTCGGGCGCCTTCGAAGGCGGCTTCCGCCCCAGGCGGGAGCGGTGGCAGCGCGCTTCGGAGTTGTTCCAGGGCTTCCATTTCGGCGCCCTTTTTCAACGCCCAAGCGTGGCGGGATTGTTCCACTTCATCGCGGGCCGCGTCAACCGTGCGCAGCTTGCCAATCGCGGCCTTCAGTTCGCCGAGCTTGACGCCGCCGCCTTCCTCAAGCGGGATAAGGACGTCGTACAGGTCCTTTTTTTTCACGCCGAGCTTTTCGGCGACCGCGTCCCAGGTCAAGGGCCCATCGTCGCCAGCCTGGGCGGCCTGGGCGCCGTCCGCGGCGCCTTCCTGGGCCTTGGATACCTGGGCGCCGTCGTTCGCGTCCTGGGCGGGCGCCTGGGCGTCCTGGGCGTCCGGTTTGTCGGCCTTCGGCATCGGCTGCCCCATGGCGGCGGCCTTGGCCATTCCCAGGGCCTTTGCGAAGCCCGGGTCGCGCGTGTCGGCCGGCTTCGTTTCGAGTTCGCGCAGCTGTGCGGCGCGGGCCCGGATTGCGTCAACGCTATTCGCTGCGTTTGTGTCTCGCGGTGCGTCCATCAATGTTCCCTCTGTTTTGTGTGACGACGTTTTCAAGGACCCGGAGCAACGCCAGCCCCGAGTGATACTCGCGCAGGATGGACGCGATTGCGTCGGTTTCCTGTCGCGGCGTTTGCGGCGTGTTGAGCATCTTTTCGAAGCAATGCCGGCGCCACCATTCCGGCAGGTCGGCCCATAGTTCCGAGTCGACCACGCGCGCGGCGGCGGTGATGAATGCTTTATCGGTTAGCACCTGGGGCCGCCTTTTCCTTCGATTCCTGGGCTTCGCCCGCGAGGCCGGCGCCGGCTGCAGCGGCGGCGGCTTGCGCTTCGTCGATGGCGAGCGTTGATGCGGTGAGCTTCGATTCCTCAATCGCCATGCGGACGATTTCCTTTAGGACGTCGACGAATGCGGTTGTGTCGACCTTGTATTTCTCGGAAAGCAACATCGCCCGCAGCTGTGCGGTTTGCGCCGTTTGCGCGGCGGCGGCCTGTTGCTGTTTCGCCTGGGCGGCCTGTTGCGCTTCCTCGGATGCCGGGTCGATCAAGTAACGGTCGGGATGTTTCAGCTGCATAGCGACGATAAGGTCGCTGGCCGCGTTGAAAATCTTGCCTTCGTCGACCAGGGTTCCGGAGCCGCCTTGCTGGATCATGGCCGCCTGTCCCTGCATGACCTGGGTCAGCGCCGCCACTTTGCGCATCCGTTCCGTATGCGACATTCCGACGCGGACGACGACGCCGGAGCGCGCAACCCATTTCGACGGGTCGACCTGTTGCCACTTGCCTTGCACCTTGACGTTTAGCGGACCATTCCAGGACGTGCGCAACAGGTAATGGCAGATTTGCCACACTTGCCGCAGCGCCGTTTCGGCGAACGTGCGCGCGAACATCGCGGCGGTTTGTTCCTTCGTCGAATAGACGCGATCAAAGCCGGTCGCGCTAGTCCCGCTGGCGAGTTGCACTTCGGCCGACTGCATTTCGAGCGCCGTTCCGCCGCGCTCGCTGCGTTGCTGGTCCAGGTAGCCGAGCAAGGCCGACAGCGACGGGCCGGCGTCGACAACCGGCAGGGCCATGATGGCCCCAGGGCCCTTGACCCGGATCAGGTCTTGCGTTGCGTCCTGGGCGTCGGCCAGGTTGACGAGCGCGTCGTCAACGCCCAGGCGCGGGCGGTTGACGCGGAAAGCGTTTTGGAGCCATGCGCGCAGGGCGCGCGTTTTCTGTTCCTGGATTTCGCCGATACGGTCGAACAGCGACACGCCGGCGGCGCGGTGCGGGAATAGCATGACGGAGCCTTGCGCGTAGCACACGCGGCCGACGCGCTCCGGGTCCGCAAGTAGCTTCTTCGCTTCCCGGCTGTAGTAGCACTTGTAACGCTCCGCCCTGGGCGAATCTTCGGCGTCCGCGAGCATCGCATAGCAGCGCCACACTTCGACCAGGTCGGTTGCCTTTTGCGCGGCCTTGTCGTTCGGCTCCGTCCGCGTGCGCCGCAAATATTGCTCATAGGTCGAAGGGATGCACGCCGGCAGTTCGGCGACGATGCGCGCGTCAAAGCCCATGGACACAAGTTCCGCGCGCGACTTGACCAGGCGATCCGCGACGAAGCGCGCGGCGTCCGGGT